AGGGGAACTAGTTGTTTATTTTCAATTAGAGTAGAAGTAGTGGCAATTTCATGCACATCACCAGTAATACCTTTCATCACCAAAAGATTACATTTCATATCATGAAGAGTACCAGTACAAGCTAACTTATATTCTACCTCTGTAGCACGTTCATAGATTCCAGTAATAGTTTTTGCAACAATTTTGTGACCTTCATCACCAATAATACACCCAAACTGATTTAGCCACTCAGAATCCATTTTATAAATGGATTGAAACGTAGAAACCGTAATCGGTTTTTTAAGATTCTTATCTGCCCCTGCTGTTATACAATGCACATTGTCTTCGGCCGACCAATCTGTACCCGAAGCATAATCGGCAAAATCAGACTTCATTTGAGAAGTGAGAGAAATAGTCGGGACAACTATAAGTACTCTCATCTGAAGTTCATCTATAATATAACGACAAATGATAAACAGTATAAGAGATTTTCCACTACCTGTAGCTGAGTGAAGTATAGCACGTTTATTCTTCAGTGCTTGAAATACACCATTAATCTGATAATCTCTAATTTGTATTGGAGGTGCTCTTTTATCTATACCCAGAGTATTAGCAAAATCTGCAATGTCTTTATATGTCAGTCCGGTATCAATGTGATCTGGGATATTGACTTCAATTGAATAATTTCTTGATTCGGCAAAAGCTCTGAGTTCTGAGACAAGTCCGAATGGTAATGTCCGTGGGCCTAAGTTAAAGATGCGGATTTTTCCATCAAACCGACCCATCTTATAGGCCGGCATAAACTTTGCTCCAGGAACCTCAAACGTAAAAGTATCTGAAATTTCTCGTGCTAAATCGAGATCACACTTTACTTTTACGTATGATTCGTTTAATTTTGTAACTACAATATCTTTCATATGCGCACAGAAGAAATTGTTTTATAAATTGTAAAATCTCTATTAACCTGATCTAAGATCAGATTATAGACTGGATAGACACCATTAAAAACAGCGGAGTCGAACAAATCAGAATCGCATATGATATAAGAAGTTTCTGTGTTAAAATCTACAATCATCTGCTGATCGGTTACATTAGCTTCTAACCATTTAAACAACAGTTGTGTTTCAGCTCTATCAGCTGATTTTAAAAATCTATTTTCGATAGCAATTGCGCCTGCATTCATAAATTAAACCCCCGCTTGAAACTTCGTATAATCTACGAGGCTTTTTAGTAAAAAATACTGATTACCTATGTCTTTGAGAATACTTTCGGATGCTTGTACCATAGTTTCTACATAAAGAATTTGTTCTTTAATCAATTGTAATGATTCATCTGCATCGAGAAGACTTTCCATTTCCGAACGAAGAGGTTTCTTATAAAGCCATTGTTTAAGATTGTTGAACTTAAGTTCTTCCTCATCCATTTCACCATTATAATATTTCGTCATGAGCTGGCGACGTTTTTGATATTTTAATGAAAGTGTCCGCAGTTTTATCTTATATGTTTGTAGATAAGTAAGATACTTCGAATGTAGGACTGGGTGTGAAGACATGCGCTCGGAAAGATTAGTTTGATCAATTTTACAATCTAGGGCCCAAATGGCCATAAGTTCATCATTGTTTAGCATAGTTCACTCTTGATAATAATTAATTATATTTTGGTTTGAAAGAATTGTAAAATCTTTTAAAAGCCATAGATACAGACAAGACAGGGAAAATATCGTTCTTTTCCTTTTATAGATCAATCACTTAGCAGCGATAAAAAGGCAATGGAATTATAAGGAAACCCGATTTTCCCAGAAAACGACCTTTTTTTCCTTTATAGATCAATCACTTAGCAGCGATAAAATCGGAATTCCTAGATTTTCCGCAAAAGCCTTATTTTGCAGAGTAAGTAGAGTAACATTCCTCTTAGCCATAGGACAAGCAGTAGGGTGAAAATAATGGAGCAATTAAAGGAATTGGACCTTTAAACTTAAATTCTATTACTTTGAGCACACTACTGCGAATAATCATTATTGATTATAGCTCTTGAATGGTTCCGTATCTAAGTATAGTGAATACAGATTCCTCTTAGCCATAGGACAAGCAGTAGGGTGAAAATAATGGAGCAATTAAAGGAATTGGACCTTTAAAGTACTACACTTAACACTCTACTCGAATAGTATAATGGATCACCAATTGATATTGGAATAATAAAGTAATTACTCTTCTATCTAATAATCATTATTGACTATAGCTCTTGAAGACTTCCGTATCTAATTTTACTTAGCCGTACTATTTTCTCATCTCTGTTACACACTTATCGGCCGAGCTTTTTATTCTTAGTTTTAAGGAACTAAGAGACAGTGCTCCGGGGTTCCCCATTTCCGCTACGAAATGGATAACTGTCTATGTTAATTTCACCCTTTTCAGGGGACCGTTTACTACTTTGATTGAGAGAACCAAAATACCTGCTGCTTGTCAATACCCAGGTGTGAAGACTTTTATTCCGGCACGCACGGATAGCTATCCGTGGTTTTTGAGGAGAACTTCAAAGTCTTTCAAATTAAACTCCTTCCCTACTGCAGCACGTGGCTAGGAATTGGCCTTAAGAATTGGAGAGAGTGCTACGATCACAATTCATTAGTATTTATTGTATATGGATTTGTACAAAAGTAAAATCTTTTTATGCATTAATTCACAAAAACGAATCTCGAATAATAAAATGTGGCAGTACATTCAACCGGGGTTGGCTCTGCACTTTGTGTTGTGAAAGTTATATTAGACAGAGAAGTCGGAAACAAATCATAAAATTTGATAATACGATTTGGATTAGATGCATTGGTTAATGTTAATAATACTGCATCTGAAACAAGTTTATCTTCTGTGAAATTTTTGGGAGTAAATTCATCACCAATAGAATACCGCTGCTGAGTGATCCAACGATAAATTTCTTCGTAATTCTTTAAATTTTCATCGACAATAAAAGTGATATCTAAAGGAGAAAATTCAGATGTTGACCCAGGAAACCACTGATTAGAAGCGGCCGAAGATACCATTGGCGCTGGCACCGAAATACTTGGTAAACTTATTGCAGTTGTTCTAAAAATTGTTTCTGGTATTCTTTCAATAGAAAACTGAAAGGAATTACTTTTTAGTGTATTATAATCCATTTATTTACCTTCTTGAATCTCTAACAGAGCAGTCATACAACCTGAATTATATGGATCTTCATTGTCGTTAATTTTTGGCATTGCACCTTTACGAAGTTCGTATGCTCTTTGCGAAGCAATAAGAATTGTGTCATAAATGTTTCCTTGAGCTCGGATAGTTTCTATATTGAGTTCGGATTGCCGAGATTGTTTAAGTTTTTTCATAGTGATGGGTCCTTTTACTATTTATTCCAGACGTAGACATTATTACCATGAACATCACAACTATTAGCTATGATCTATTCCATGCTTAATTGACTATTTTTAAGCTAAACTGTATAGATGAAAATAGAATTTCCACAATCCCAAAATCTATCATATTTGTTTTCCTTCATTATTTCCCATTCGGTTTTATCTTTAGAATAACCTTCCATGTTAACCAACTTATGTTTTTGAAATTCGTGTCTTGAATAAACAATGTTTTTCTTAGTGTAATAATAGCCTGGTTTAGTGAACTTGTTAAAAACAAATCCAGCTTTTTCGTATACATTCCCATTAGAAATTGATCTATCCGCATATGTAATTATAGTATTACCATGGGTACAATAATTTTTCACAAAGAAATTATTAATTTTAGAAAAACCTCCAACTACAGTTGTGTTAATTTTCGTAGCAGATCTAATAACTTCATATGAATGTGATTTGTTGAATCTAGGTTTTCCGTATGTAGTAACTTGAACTAATTCACTATCATAAAAAAGACCAATTGCAATGTTACAACCAGTATTCCCTTTGAGATGGTTTTCTCTGAGAAAACTTGCGGCAATTTTTTTACTTATTTCTTTTGCTTTAGTTTTTCTTCCCGGTATTTTATTTTCATTTTTACCCACAGCATTTCTTATAATTGATTTTACGATCACTTCATTATTATGAAAATCATTAGAGAAAACATGAATTAGTTTAATCCCTTTTTCCTGACACATTATAGTTTTGTTTAAATGATAATTTGAATCTTTGTTCCCGAATAATTCTGAATGCCAAGGTAATCCATTGTATTCAATTGCTAAATTGCGATCTGGGACAAAAATGTCAATCTCATATGGGTGAATTAGATCACGAGTATTAATTACCACATCAATTCCCAATTCAATCAAAAAATTGGCTAAATATCTTTCTTCTTTAGAAGTATTATATGAAGTTTTTATAACATAACCGGCAGATTTTAATCTATCACTAATAGTCCCATAATAACAATTAACTATTTCTGAAATATCGGTTAGAGTTTGATTTTCTTCATAGTATAATTTGACAAGATAATCTATATCGTCTAATTTGTTATAATCAATTCCTTGTGCAGTATAATGTTTTTTTGCATTTGAAGCTAAAATTTGTTTTATTTCTGGTCTTTGGCTATTATAGTTATAGCCATATTTTTTCAAATTGCTTTTGGATCTTTGTGTGTCTGCTTTTTTCTTAGTTTCGGTTGATTGAACCCAAGTTTTACCCCTTTGTGCAGCGCCACAACAATTAGATGAACAATAATTTCTATTCTTACCTCTTTTGTTTGGATCAAGCCCAACACCACAATTAACACAAACCATTCTCTCAGTTACACCTGTGAGTAAAAGTTCTATTCTTTTACTATATTTTATTTCTGAATCTAAATAAAAATTCGTAGATTCCATTATAAACTTATGAAAATTTTTTTCCTGTTTTTTCATAAATTTTTCTGTCATCCTCGAAGAACAGATTGTCCCGTTTTTCCCAGTTATAAGTGTTTTGAGTTCTTCTATCATAATTATTGCAAATAAGATTATTTTAAACCAATTAGAATTTTTGTAAACTAAAAAGGGAACCGAAGTTCCCTTTATTCATTATCATCCGTAGATGATAACAGTTATCATCTTCAGATTATGTTGCGAACCGCGCAAATTCGGTAATATGCATTGGTTCTACCAGCAGTCTTAAAGAATGGGTTACGAACCATACCGTAGCGGAGACGGTAAGCAAGCACTGGACTCATTGTTGTTGGGTCGGTTGTGCGAACAATCTGTAACGGCACATATGGACAGTAAAAATGTCCTGCATCCCATGCCGAAGCGCCTTTGTAACCAACCATGAAGAATTGGCTATTTGTACCAGCTGAACCAGAGTATGGGTCAATGTAAACGCGCATTTTCTTGTTTAAAACACCTGCGAATGTAGCGCCTGTATCATCAACGTTGATGTCGTTAGCCAAAGCTGGAGCATAATCCAACATACCCCCCATTGCAAGAGCAGAAGCCACATCACTTGAGCAAACAAGCATGTTACCTTTACCGCGACGAGTTTCTTGAGCGATAGCGTTAGCTTCACGTTCGATTTGGAACAACAGACCTTTATGACGTTCTGCTAACCAACGACCATCAGAATCAGCGGTAAGATTGAACACACCGGGAACCGTAGCACCTTGAGCACCAATCTTAGCACCAGAATAGATAGTACGAAGAACTTCGCGGTTTACTTCGGACAAGATTTCTGTTGAAAGGATGTTGCTGAGTTCGGCATCGGCATCAAGACCGTGAAGGTTCTTAACGTCTTGAGCGAATTCAACTGAGTAACCAGCCTTCAATGCACGTGTTTGTGCAGTAACGGATAGAGATTCAATGGTGAAAGACATTTCACCAAACGCTGGGCCCGTTGAACCCAAAGTTTCGCCGACCTCTGTAGCCAAACCAACACCAGTAGTGACTGTACCGAATTGATCACCGACGGTGCCTGTGTCTTGATCGACGAAGTCAGCGGTTGGATCGGTGCCTGCGTGTGCAGGAGAAGCAGCACCAGAGAATGCTGTGTTAGCTTCATTGAATTGAGCTTCAGTGCCATTTTGAGCGCCGTATTTAGAACGGAGAGCAAAGATAAGACCTGTAGGCTGACGAAGTGGTTGAACACCGCAGATGTCGTATGCAAGCATTTGTGGTGCTGAACGACGAACCATGCTGATCAATACCGGGTCAAACTTAGCCAAGCCGTCGCCGCCTGCACCATTGGTATAACCATTGGTAACTGTACTTGGACCTGCTTCTGATAGCATTTGACGAGATTGGATGATATCCTG